ATAAAGGTGAAAACATCTCCCGATTTCCTTTGAAACTTCGTTTTAATGGAAACTCCTATACTATAGAACGCAAGAATGTTAATCTTGTGACAGTTTACCCAACTATCAACTATATGTTCGGGCATTCCCATTTCTAATAGTATCTTGGCGGATATGTCTAATATTATTTGTTCTTGACTTTTATCGTACTTGCTGAAATCCACTTCAAGAAAGGAGACCTCTATTGGTTTGTATAGTACCTTATTAACATGACCACTTAACTCCATACCATTAACACCGTCGTTTATCATCCACTTGCTTTTTAGCGATTCTTTCAATATTCTAGTGAAGCACTGAAAAGAACCTGAGTATTGAGCAGTAATTAGTGGATGATGTACCGCTAAGGTCTGACCCGCTATTAATTCAGCATTGTGACTACCGTCTAATTTCGGTTTGTGATCCGGTTTCACGGTGGCTGCAAATAAATTAGGATTTTGTGGCATAAACTCATAACCATCCATAGCTGTTAGTTGTGTACCGTCTCTTGATTGCACCCATTCGTCAAAGTAAATGCTGTTGTTATAATCATGTTTTATCTTCGCAGCTCGAAATTTTTCTTTGTCTATAAAGGTGTTGAAGAAGGTTTTTACTACGTCGTCCACTATGTTGCGTGATCTAGTTTCATGTAACTTGGGAGGATTGGCGTTCCTTTTCATGATAGAAGTTAAGGTTTCCTTTAGTGAACCTCTGAATCTAGTTGGTTGTGTGGTCTTGAGCACCGGGCTTAGGAATTCTGTGTTTTTCGGTCTGTAAGAGATAGCTTTCGCCCAATTGACTTTAACGTCTGGTGGCAACGGAAATAGAGGCTCGTTCAACCTAGCTTGTTCTTTACGCTCGTCGAAACGTTCAAACATAAGGTCGTAAATTTGTTGTACCACAAACTTATTAGGTCGCACCTCGTCTCTTGTGTCTCTAGGCATCGGAGCTATCCAGACCTCATTAGTCAAGCTGATATTGCGTGATATTTTAAATCCCACTACACCTTTGATGTAAGCCACGAAACCCAAGTCTTTTTCCTCCGCTTTGAGTAATTCGCGTCTTAACATCCTAATCGGGACACCGCACTTTGGAATTTTTGTTGGGGGTAATTCGATATCTTCTGTATCGTAACTT